GCTAACACAATCACAATAGGAACAGGCGCTGCCGTAAAAGCAGTCACTATCGGTTCTGCGAATACAACATCTTCGGTTACGATTAATGCAGGAGCTTCAGGGGCTATAAATGTAGGTACAAATACTGTTGCGAGTACCATTACCATTGGTAATCAGACAAACGGTAACGGTCTAACATTATACTCAGGTTCTGTTGGTATGCTCTTGCAGCCAACATCATCATTTACCGTATCTTCCGGTAGTGATGTATTTATTGATGCCGGCAGTGATATGCATATCGGAACTTTGGTTTCGAGTCATGCAATTGCATTTGGTACTGCATCCGGCAAGGTGATAACTATAGGTAGTACGACTGCTACTATAGGATTGACGACAGGTAATGGCGGATTTAATGTATCGACCAATAATGGTGGAGCATCATTTGCTTCTACTTCTACCGGTGGATTCTTTATCACGGGTGCAGGTGCAACATCAATTTCCGATGATGCTACGGCTAATACCACCACGATAGCTACAGGTGCTGCTGCGAAGAGTTTAACCTTAGGTTCGAGCAATACGACTTCAACAACTACGATTAATGCAGGTTCAGGTGGATTGAATATTCCTTCATTCACGACAACGGGCGCCTTGGTATCCAACGCTTCAGGTGTTATTACCGATGCTACGGCTTCGACAACAGGTTTTGTACTTACCTCGAACGGTGCAAGTACACCTCCTTCATTCCAAGCAGCAGGCGGTGGCGGCGGTATGACCTGGACTAATACGACAGGTTCTACTCAGACTATGTCGGTATCAACGGGATATATTAATAACGGTTCGGGAACTCCGACCGTATTTACCTTACCTTCAACTGCAGCAATCGGTCAGAATGTTGCCGTCATCGGTGCCAACTCGGGTCTATGGAGAATATCTCAGAATGCAAGCCAAGTAATTAATTTTAACGGTGGTTCAACGACTGCGGGAACGGGTGGATTTCTTTTGGCAACAAGCCAATACGACACCGTATTCTTGATGTGTACGACAGCAAATACGACATGGGTAGCATATGATGGATTCGGTAACTACAGCGTAAATTAGGAGATAATATGGCAACTTTGTTGAATGGAATTTGTACGACGAATAAAGAAATCGATATCATAAGCGGAACGGGTGCTCTCAAATTAGGAACATCAGCTTCTGCTAATATAACAACTATCGGTAATGTGACCGGCGCTACTGCCGTAAATATAAATACGGGGACTGCCGGATCTACCATAACAACTACAAACGGTATATTTACCGTAAGTACGGGAACTGGCGTAATAACTATTGGCGGTACGACTGCTGCGATTAATATCGGAACAAATTCTACCAATGCTAAAACTATCAATATTGGACAAACTGCAGGTACGGTAAATGACACCATCAACATAGGTAATGGAGCAACAAGTTCAGTACCTACTATTAATATAGGAACTACTCCAACTACAGGTGGTGCTTCCATTCAAATTGGATCATTTAATGCTAGTGGTTCAGGTGTTGTCAATATTTATAGTGGTTCCAATGGTACAAATATACAATCGAGAAGCGGTATAACTATAACCGCAGGTACTTCGATGAGTATTACTTCTAATAATGCTACTTTAAATATTGATTCGGGAACAGGTGCTCTTAATTTAAGTGCTACAGGAGCTAATATAACAACTATCGGTAATGTGACCGGTGCTACTGCCGTAAATATAAATACAGGGACTGCCGGATCTACCATAACAACTACAAACGGTATATTTACTTTAGCTACGGGAACCGGGACGGTGACAGTTTCAGGAGACGCTACGGCCAATGCCATTAATATTGCCACAGGTGGAGGAGTTAAGACAGTAGTTTTGGGTTCTACGAATACGACTTCTTCGGTAACAATTAATACGGGTTCGGGCGGTATAACTATTCCGTCATTTACGACAACAGGTGCTTTAGTTTCTACGTCTGCAGGTCTTATCACTGATGCTACGGCTTCGACAACAGGATTTATTCTTGCTTCAAACGGTTCGTCAACTGCTCCGTCATTTCAGTCTATGAGTTCTTTAGGTGGATTTACTTGGAATAATACGACAGGTTCGACGCAGACCATGGCTGTCAATAATGGTTATGTATCCAATGATGGTGCAACGCTCGTGACCTTTACGTTACCGGCAACTGCTGCCGTACTGCAAAGAGTTTCAATCCAGGGTGCCGGATCCGGGTTATGGACTATAGCTCAGAATGCCGGTCAGACAATACATTCTAACTATGTCAGTACGACAACAGGTGTGACCGGAACTGTTTCATCAACGAATCAATATGATAGTATTGATCTTATATGTATAACTGCCAATACCGACTTTGCAGTAAGATCTATTGGTGGTAACGTAAACTTTGTATAAGGAGATAATATGGCAACTTTAACGAATATGATTTCTGCTTTAAATACACCTGTAAGTGTGTTATCAGGAACCGGAACTATAGGTATTGGCAATGAGAATAGTGGAAATAGGACTATTAATATTGGTGGTTTAGGTAATGCTGCGGCACTGTCTTTAATTTGCGGTTCGGGCGGAATTTTCATCGGAACAAATGCTGCTACGGCAAATATTACCATTGGAAATAATACGGGCAGTAGTTCAATTAATATTGCTTCCGGAACCGGTGTCATCAACATCGGAAACTCAATCGCTAAGACAATTACGATCGGAAATGCGACCGGTGCTACTGCTATTGCTATTAATACCGGTACGGGTGGAACGACATTTAATAGCGGTATTCGTACAACTCCCGTATCTTCCAATACGGCAACAACTGCATTCGGAGCATCATTGACTGCGGGTACGGCTCTCCAGAACTTAACCGGCTACGATATTCTAGTAAATATTGCAGTCACAGTAACAGCTGCTACAACAGCAACTTTAACCTTAGGTGTCGGATCGACCAGTACGCCGACCACCAATACTGCAGTTCCTTCATTTACCGTAGCTTCTTCAACCGTTTACGGATTATCTGCAGTTGTTCCGAATAACTATTACGTTCTGGTAAGTTCTACGGGTACACCGACAATAGGATCGATTACCGTAGTAGCTACGCCGTTATAAATAAACAAGGAGATGAATATGGAAGCAGTCTATATAGCAGTCGCCGTAGTAACGGGTCTTGGTGCCGTCGGAGGTGTAACTTATAAATGTTGTACGACGCATCAGCAACGCAATATTCAGCGAATTGAAGTGAATCATGACCGTTCCCCTTCACCCTTCTTAGATAAAATAGTAAAAGAGTCTTTAGGTCAGCATCAACGCGATAGCGATGAGACTGATATCGATATCACGATACATATTGAAAATCATAATCATTTAAAAAAGGAAGAAAAATGATGCTATTAGTGAAAGTAGGAATCGTAGCGGCAGGTCTCATAGGAGCTACTGCAGTCCATTATTTCTATAAAGATAATCCGGAAAGTGTCGTCATTGAAACGGTCATTGAGAATGTCGTTGATGAGACAACAGGCGTTGAAATTAAAGAAATGGAAGATGATATCGATGGATTAGTCGATGCTTTAGACGGAAACAATAAAAAAAGTTAACTCTTAAAAAAGGAGGTGTAGCTTGTTATTCCCCCAATTGGGGCCCGCCTATTATGATGAAAAGGATAGAGATATCCTTGTTCGTATGGAATCGTCATATGCCGAATCCATTACGATACTTCAGGCATTCTGGGGCGAAGCCGACACCGACACACGATTTCACGCAGGTGATCAGACGGTTCTCAATGATATATACGGTAATTTAAACGTTAATCGTCGTCGTATGTTTACCTTTAATCATATACGCCCTCAGATCAATATGGTTACCGGTCGCCAACGACAAAATAGAAAATCTATTATCGCCGTGCCCGTAGAAAATGCCGATAATGAAACTGCAGATCAGTTAACCAAGGTATTAATGTGGTGTTGTAACCAAGAAAATATCCTTGAAACGATATCGGAATCATTCCATGGAGCTTTAGTTACCGGAATGAACCTTTTACATCTTTGGGTCGACTATCGATCCGATCCGGTATCAGGCAACATAAAAGTTGATAACTGCTCCTACAATAGTTTTATCATAGACCCTTATTTTAGGAAGCCTGACTTATCTGATTGCAACTTTATCTGGAAACGTAGTTTCTTGACAAAGAGAGAATGTATATCACTTTTACCCAATAAATCTGAGGAAATCCTCGGACTGATCGGACTTGATAGCGGGACAGGACGAGACGGAAAATTCCAATTTATGCCTGAAAGCTATAACTACGGCCTAAAAAATTTATTGACGTATGATGAGTATTATTATCGAGACTATAGAACTCAGAAATTACTCGTTGATACGGAGAGCGGAGAATGTCTTGAATGGAAATTTGATGATGATGAAAAGTTAGCCTTATATTTGGCTACGTATCCAACCGTGACGATTGTCGAGCAGGATATTCCTACGGTACGCATGGCTATTGTCGTGCAAGGTAAAGTCATGTATGACGGTCCTAACATATTAAGTTCAGATAATTACCCTTTTGTGCCGGTCTTTGCTTATTATGAGCCACAGATCCCTTATTTCCCCTGGAGGGTGCAAGGTCTGGTGAGAGGAATGAGAGACACCCAGTTCTTATATAATCGCCGAAAAGTTATCGAACTGGATATTTTAGAGTCCACGATTAATTCCGGATGGATCTATAAAGAAAATGCTTTAGTTAATCCTAAGGATATCTTCTTGACCGGACAAGGTCGCGGACTTGCTTTAAAAGAAGAAGCGTCGATGACGGATGTCCAGCAGATACAGTCTGCCGTGATTCCACCGACAACGATTCAACTTTCAGAGATCCTTTCCAAAGAAATGAGTCTTATCACGGGTATTAATAGCGAGCTTTTAGGGGCAGCGACCGATGACAAAGCAGCGGTTCTATCGATGCTGCGTCAAGGGGCAGGACTGACGACCTTGCAGATATTATTCGATCATTTAGATTTGTCGCAAAAGTTACTCGGTAACTTAATGCTTGAGACGATTCAAAATAATTTCATGCCGGGTAAGGTTGCTAAGATCTTAGAAGAAGGAGAACCGACCCAAGCTTTCTATACGAAGAACTTTGGGAAATATCAGGCTGACGTACAAGAAGGTCTTAATACCGGAACACAACGTCAGATGCAGTTTGCTCAAATGCTTGAACTTAAAGAAATGGGATTACCGATTACTCCTGAAGATCTATTGGAAGCAGCACCGTTACAGAACAAAGATCGTATTATCAAAAATATGCAGCAGGCTGAGCAACAACAAGCTCAGATACAACAGCAACAAGCTCAGATTGAACAACAGTTACAGATGGCTCAAATCGAATTGGCGCATGCTCGTGCACAAGCCGATACCGGTCTTGGGTATGAACGTATGAGTCGTGTTCAAGAGAATGAAGCTGCTGCCGTTGAAAGACTGCATAAAGCGAATGCTGAAGATGAGGCTGCGTTACTTGATAAGATCAAAGCGATTAAAGAACTTGAAACGATGGATTTATCACATCTTAAAATGTTGGTTGATATGGCAAATTCATTCCGTCAAACCGAATCTGATATTGCTGAAACATCGATTGGAAAGGTGGCTCAAAAATCTGCCTAATCGAGTGTACACAATAATAAAAAGATGCATTGCAGCACGTCAATGCGATAAGTAAGATAATTCCGACAGTTAGAGGTATGACCTTGCGAATAATTTCGCAGTAACTATAAAGAAAGGCCTATTATGGCACACAAAAAACACCACGCATCAAGCCGTCGTCACTCTGAGATGAAAGATGCGGGAATGATCCGAGAAGATCATTCAGCAATTGCTAATATGCCGCAAGAAGTGATTATGAAATCCTGGCCTAAAGCATATCATGGATTAATGGATGAACGTATCGACGATACGATTTCAGGTATTGATCGCCAAATGGATAGAGATGAGTCTAAAGGACGCAGTGGAATGATGCCGCATAAATACTAAGGAATATCATGTGCACCATGCCTCGATACAACAAGCGCGCAACGCAGATAGCGTATAACATTCTGGGAGTTCCTCCCGCATTACGTTTTAAGCGTTCTGCAAAACAGGAAAAAATGGACAAGATATTACTTGCACAAGAGTCTTCTCGCGTTAAGTAGACAACAATGGGGTGTGTTTTCCAATCCTTTACACACCCTGTTTTATAAGGAAAATCATGGGAAACGGAACACCGAAAGTTAATAAGAAACATTCTTCACCGAAATCAAGAATGAAGATGCAGATGCACGATAGTATGAAATCCATGCAAGAAGCTTTCTATCGCAAAGTTAACCCTCGTCGCGAACAAGAAATTATGGATTCTCGCATGATCCAAGAAGATCAAAATGCGATCGCTAATCTATCGGACAAAGTCATTAATCGACAATGGGACCCTGATCGCTATTGCCAATCATTAGGTCGCTATGATGAAAGAAGTGAGGTTTAGATGTACTGGATAAAAAATGCTATCAAAAAACCTGGCGCATTACATAAAGAGTTAGGTGTGCCTAAAGATAAAAAAATACCTGAAAAGAAACTTGAGGCGGCCGCTAAAAAAGGCGGCAAAGAGGGTAAAAGAGCTCGCCTTGCTGAAACTTTAAAGAAGATGAACCATTCCAAGTGCAAATCTTGCGGTAAATAACTGCTCTCTTCATGTCTGCCCTTTTTTAAGTGGTATTGTAGTTTGATATATTTTCAGACTATAATGCCACTTATTTATTTCTTAAAAAAGGAGATAGTAGTGAACAAACGCAATACCGTCGGTTCTATGAGTATGGGATTACTCGATCATGCTCAACAACTTGATCACAGTCCTGAAGAACAAATGAGTGAACAACTCGAGAATTATGAAAAAAGTTTTATCGAATGCATTGAATCTGCAAAGAAGATATATCCCCGCGATTTCTATATTGTCGTCGAAA